ATATGGGGGGAGTACCCCTTTGCCTATAAATATTTTCCGATATTAAAAAACATCCCTACCATATCCAGTGTGTGACAAAATATGGTTATGTTTTATTAATCCAGTGTGTGACAAAATATGGTTATGTTTTATTAATCCAGTGTGTGACAAAATATGGTTATGTTTTATTAATCCGGTGTGTGACAAAATCTATTTATGTTTTCTGATATAACAAAAATTAATATATTAATCAGACTAATTTTATAATTGTACTACAGGGGGGCACCAGGAGGGGGTACCAATTACACCAATTGACGAATATGGTACAAAAAGGGTGGTATAAGAAATTATTTGACAATATCAATAAAATATTGGGACATAAAGGGACATAACACAATAGTTATGCCCCGTCAATTAAGTTTAAAAACATTAGGTTTTTTTATTATTTTATACTTTAGGGACATAAGGACATAAGAATTTAATAAAATAGATTATGGAATAAATAAAATAAATATATGTATATATACGAGAGAGGTTTTTCCGATTCTTATGCCCTTATGTCCCGAAACTCCGTTTCTTTGCTAATAATTGATAAAAAAATCGGGACATAACCATTTTCTTATGTCCCTCTTATGTCCCTTATGTCCCGAGCCTTGATATAGCACCTAAGATGTGTTATACTTGTTGTATATGTTTACAAAAAAAAATGGGAGCACTCTTAAACAGACGGCTTATGCCAGAAGAATTTTTGGAGCTCAAGGAACAACTAAAAAAGAAATCGCTTTAGACGTAGGTTATTCAGCGAACGTATCTAATTCAATTGTATCTCATATTGAGAGTAAACCGGGATTTAATAATGCGATGACTCAATTAGCGATTGATTCTAATAATTTAGCTTTAGCTGCTATGAGCGAATTTAAAGCGAGAAGTTTTAAAGATTTTTCTAATAAAGATTTAATCGGAGCCTTAAATGCAATTGGTAACGCTTGGAGTAAGTTTAATATAATACCTAAAGAAGGCGGAAGCAACCAACCGGTTAATAAACTGCGGACAGTTATTTTGCAGCAGATTGAAAATCAAACAGTTTATCCAGATAGAGAAAATATACCGATTGAAAAACCTACGGTAGTTGAAGGTATTTTGGAAGAAGAAAAAGAATTAGATTTTTAAATATGAATATTAATCAATTTTATAAAAGGTTCGAAGAAATTTCAAAAGAGGAAAGGTTTGAAATAATAGAGACTGTTAGTGAGCCAACTTCTTTGTTTGTAATTTTTCAACAATTAGGACAGGTGCGAGCTCAGAAGAAATTCTTTGAAGAACGGGAGGCATATTTACTTAGGTTAGCTGAGACTGGATTTAAAAAAATAAAATAATAAAATGGATAATCAACAAGCCCATAACGACCGAATTGTCGAAGAGTTAACTGCTAATCCTAATTTAATTAAGGACCAGAAATGGAGACTATCCAATCTATATTGGATTATTAGTAAAGACGGAGATAAGCAGGTTTTCAAAATGAATCGGGCTCAGGCTAATTTTTACGATAACTATATTAACATTGAACATCCTTATCACCGGCATGTTATTTTAAAATCACGACAACTTGGATTTACAACCTTTATTGATATTTTAATTTTGGATTCGATTCTTTTTAATCCAAATAGAGAAGGAATTATTATTGCCCATAAAGTTCAAGACGCAGCTGAAATTTTCGATAAGAAAATTGAATTTGCAATTCGTAATATGGCCGACGATGTAAAAGATGCTTTTTTTAATATTAATCATCGCTCCGCTAGAAAGATTCAGATAGTAATTGATTATGGGCCAGATAAAGGTTCCACTTCTAGTTTAGCAGTATCAACTTCAGGACGTTCGGGGACTTATCATTATGTCCATATTTCTGAGTTTGCTAAACTATGCGTAGCCTTTCCAAAGAGAGCTGAAGAAGTAGAACGAGGAACTTTTCCGACGGTTCCATTTGATGGGTTTATTTTTATTGAATCAACGGCGGAGGGGATGGCCGGAAGATTCTATGAAATTTTTCAACAAAACTGGTTAACTCGAGATAAAATAACGGCTAATATTTCTCAGGTGCAATTTCTCCCACATTTCTATAACTGGCAGTACGATGATATGGAAATGAAAAAGATTTACGAATGTGTACCAGTGTCAGAAATGGATATTTGTGAAATTGATTGGGCTTCATATCAAATCGAACATGAATTAACTGATAAAGAGATTACTTATTATTATATGAAGTGGTTGCAGTTTGGTGGTAAAAATAGTCCGGATGCGATTAAATCTTTAATGCAGGAATATCCTACTACTCAAGAAGAAGCCTTTTTATCAACTGGACAGACTTATTTTTCAACCGCTAAAGTTGCTGCTCTATTACAAGTAGCGGAAAAAGGGATGAGAGGTGAACTAGGTTATGATGAAAATGGTAAGGTGATATTTAATGAAGTGTCCTCTGGGTCACTTGAGATATTTAAAGAACCGGAAGTAGGTATTAGATATATAATCGGCGGTGATACCGCCGAAGGATTAGCTTGGGGGGATGCCCAGGTTCTTTATGTAATTAATCAAAAAACAGAAGAGTGCGATGCTGTTTATATCTCTCACGTTGCTCCCGATGAACTAGCTACCGAGGCCTATAAATTAGGAAAGTTTTATAATTTTGCTCTGCTTGGAATTGAAGTTAATAAAGATGGGCTTTGGGTGAACGATGCTTTAGAAAAAATGGGTTATATTAATTTATATTACCGAAAGGTATTTGATGATATTTCTCAGAAGGTAACAAAATTTTTTGGTTGGAAAACCACATCGGCCACTCGTCCGTTTGCACTCGCGGCTTTAAAGGCAGTGATGTTTAGAAAAGATAAAGGATTTCCAGCTCAGATTTTAGAAGAAATGTTTACTTTCGTTAGAAATATTAAGGGTCGACCAGAAGCAATGGATAAAAAACACGATGATTGCGTGATGGCCGCTTCAATTGGCTACGCAATTTTACAAGAAGAGGGTGTTTATCTAGGAGATTCTACTGCCGGAGAAGGAGTTAGCCATTTAAAAATGATGTTTGGTGAAGAAACTGGACAAATGATTCATTAAATTATTTTTATTTGACAATTACTTGTTTAATAATTTACAAAATGGTATAATAGAGATATAAAATTAAATTTTTGATATGGATAATCCAAAATTGAAAGGGGACAAAAGTACTATCGATTTTATTGAAAATAAAAAGAATGAAATGAAGAAAAGTCAGTATCGAGAAAGATTCGATACTCTTATTTCTGAAATAAAGCAGAACTTAATGAACACTAATGTTTCATATGGTCAAAAACTATATGAAAAAAGTGGTTGGGGGTCTATGGTGTTTTATAATAAGATGGCTAATGGAGCTTACGATATTAATGTTTACCCTCAAAAACTTACTGACCGTGACCAAAACAGGTCCGGGGTTCCGGTGTCACAGGAACCAATCGCTTTTTCAAAGATTATGATTGCCACTTCAGTATTGGCAGGTAAACTACCAGACGCCACTGTTATAGCCGATGATAAAGTATACGGAAAAGCTATGTATGAACTCTGGAAGCGTAACTGGTCAATGACCGGAGCTAATGGAAGTAATACTTTAATGATTACTTACCAGAATTTATTTACTTACGGGTGGGCTGCTTGGCGTGTTTATCCAAGACGAGTCCAAACTAAGAGAAATGGAGTTGATAAAATTTTATTTGATGATATTTACCGAGAACCACTTGACCCAGAAAGAACTTGGTTAGGGATTGGGTTTAATAATGGAGACGTTTGGAGCCAAACAGAAGTATACTATGAAAAAGACATGCAAAAGGATTTATTTTATGAAATGTATCCAGAATCCAAGAAAAATAAAAAGAAATTAGATTATTGTTCAGTGACTAAAGAAGCTACTGATGAAAATTCCGAAAAAGCCCATACTAGTGTCACAATTGGTTACTATGAGAACGTTTTAACAAATAAATATGTGGTAGTCTGTGGCAAAATGGTTATTTATGATGGGGAACTTCCAAATGATGGTTCACATGGTTCAGTAGTTGTCGCTCGATGTTTTATTCGTGATATGAATGACCCCCACGGAGTTGGTTTATATGAAATGATGCGTGGTAATACTGCAATTTATACTTATATTAATTCTTTAAATGCTCAACAGGTAGAAGCGGAAATATTTCCGTTGCTTTTTGGTGCTCAAGTTCAAAACGGGACGGCTACTTATAAACGTGGGCCTAATATTGTTAATCCAAAACATCCAGGAACTGATATTGATGTAATTAAAACGTCAGGAAATGTTGACGCTGGGATAAGTTTTGCTAATTTACAAAAACAAAATATTGAAGATAATACTGGTATCAATAATATCGTAGCAGGAGCTAATACTGAGAGTACTTTAGGGTCCACTGTGATTATGAAAGAAGCCGCTTATAATCGTCTTACTCCTCCTAAAAATTCCATGGTAATGGGACTTGAAACTGATGCTCACATTGCTAATACTTGGATGAGACAAATATATTCAGTTGATAAAATTTTTATGATTGATTCTGAAGACCAATTATCTGAATTTGCTAAACAAAATCCTGATTACTTTGTGGAATCCCAAGAAGTTTTAGATGATAATGGTGTTCCAGTTGGTATGGTCGCCGCAGCTTCTAAAAACTTAAGATTAAATTTTGATTTTAACCAAGAAGGAGATATTATGGAAAATGTACCTACTCGTCAAATTTCTTCCAAAGGACTGTTTGATGAAATGAAAAATTCTGGTCATATTTCTGATTATATAGAATTTATTATTGACCCAGATTCAATGTTACTTCCATCTTTAGAAATCAAGAAACAAACTTTTATGGCTTTGTTTCCGGTTATTACTAATCAGATTACTTTAATCTATTCTATGCGTAATAACGACCCTGAAGCTTCAGCCTCTCAGTTAATGGCTCTTGAACAATTACTCAATATTCAAAATGGAGATATTTATGATTATATTTCTAAGTCAGATTATGATTCAATTATTGGCAAGAAACCATCTGTAATGCAACAAAAGATGCAGCAGGAAAAAATGAAAGCAGACGCTCAAAATACCGCCATGCAATCTATGGCTAGTGGGAATGGAGGAACGCCTCCAAGCACTTCTGAAACTGGTCAAAATATGACCAGCGATGGAACTAATCCGTTACAACCACAAAACGCCAATGAAGTAGCTCGTCCTCAAGCTTCTATGACATCAGCGATTGATGCTTCAGTTGGTAGAGCTGCTACTGGAGGATATTTTCCAGGTGCTTAATTAATTAACATAAAAAATTATGAGTACAATTAAAAAAACTGGTAGTTTCGAAGATAAGTCAAATGTTTTGGGTCATGGAGGACGGGCAGCACAACTTAAAGCCCAAGGAGTACCAGGTGGTGTTATTGGTAATTTAGCTAGAAAAGCTCAAGCCGCACCGGGACAAGTAAATTATCATCCTAGTAAAAAGAAATAATTTTATGGAAGAAAATCAAACATTAATCCAAAAGAAAATAGCCTTAGCTACAAGTGAACACGCTCCCATAATCATCGAATTGATGAAGGACTGCATGGAGCAAGTTCCTATTATTGCTAACACCGAATGGCAAACTATTGTAAATGCTATTACCTTGGAAGTTCAAGGGACAATGCTTAGAATGATGGTTGACCATTTAGAAGCTATAAGATTAGGGTCTTTACATAAACAGGAATAATATGAAATCAAGCCAAATAAAAAAAGAAAATTATACAGTTCAAATTGGATACTCCAAAGAGGCTATAGAAAAAAAATTACTTAAATTTATTTCTAAATCTGGTGATGAGTTTGAAATTAGTGCTGTTGAACTTTCATCAATGATTATTGGAGGTGTTAATTCTAATACACTTGAAGCTACTTTTGTAGAAACAGATAAAATAAATGTAGTCGAGGTTGGCAGACAAATTGCTTGTGTTCTTGATAAAGACATGAAAAAAGGGGAAAAGATAAACATAAATTACACTCATCCCTATCCACTTGAATTTGCTTTGATTGAACAAGTTTATAATATTGCAAAAGTTAACATGGATGTACCGTCATTGGTTTTAACTAATGAATATATTAAAGAGATGATGTCTGAGATAAAACCAGAACAAGAAAAGTTTTTAGAAAAATTTTATTCAAGTTTTAAAAATTTGAAATTAAATAAAAAAAGCTAATAAATTAACCATCGTCACCGGCCACGATACGGCCAGGAAATTATATGGAAAATACAAACAAAAAGGAAACAAAAGAAGAAGTTAAAGGAGAAACAAAAGAAGAAGTTAACGGGGAAGTAAAAGAGGAAGTTAACGGGGAAGTAAAAGAGGAAACTGCGGGGACGATTGTTGCAAAAAAATTAGTAACTAGGACTATTAATAATTCTAGTGATAAATTAGTTATTAAAAATACTTCCGGTAAAGAAGTTCCAGTAGCTGATTATTTTTATAAAAACGTTATTCCTTCTGGTTTTGAAGGAACCTGTGGAAGGCCAGTAGATAGACCAGACTTATTAACGGTGTTTAATAAAGTTTTTAAACCAGAAGATAATATCTTGTTCTATAAACAACTTGATAAAGAAGTTTACTTAGTAATTATTCCGATTAAATATTCTGTATCAGTAGGAGATTTCAATGACTCAATTGATGGAGATTTTCAAAAGCATGCTATCTCTTTTTTAGGTGAGGGGTCTGTAAACCTTGACACATTAAAACAAAAATTAGAACGAATCACAAAATTTGTAAAATATTCTGATAGATGATTTGCCTTTATCTCTAAAAAATGATATAATTAAATTAACCATCGTCGCCGTTCACGATACGAGCGGATAATCATATGGATAATAATACAAACGAAATAAAAGAAGAAGTTATTGACGAAACCGAACTCGACAAAGAGCTCGAAGAAACAATAAATTCTGTAAAAGCTGGAAAAGTGCTTACTCCTGAAGAGGAAGTCAAGGTGGAGGATGTCAAAGATAAAAATATTGACACTCCTAATCCAGAGGATACCAGCAAACCTCAAATTGATGAAAAGAAGTCTGAGGAATATGAATTCCGTGTTCCAAATAAGGGTAAGTTTGAATCCGATGAATCATACGAAAAGAGAATCGAACTTCTCGATTTAGTAAAACGAAGAAAACTTGCTAAAACAGAGGACCAACGTCAATTAATAACAGAAGAAATTAAGGCGGCTAAAAGCCAAATAAAAAACCTTAATGGAACCGATAGATTTGTTAATCCATTAAATCAAAAAAATGGAGAAGAAGTCATCGAACCGATAGAAGAAGATGAAACTTTAACAGCTGACAAAGAACGTTTAAAGCAACTTGGCGGAGCGACTAAGGAGGATATTGAAGAAATAGTCCAAAAAGACCGTTTAGCCACAGACGTGAAAACTACCTTAGATAAATTTGTTGAAAGACATTCTGAGCTAGGAGATGTAGACACTCGTGAAGTATTTTTTGATTTCGTTGAATCTAACTATAATTGGCAAAACAAAAGTGGTAAAGAATTGATGACAGTCTTAGAGCTTGCTCGTGAAAACATGTTTAAACCCTCAGAAACTATTCAAGAGAGAGTACTCAAAGGAGCGAATGTTCAGGAAAAGGTTAACGCAATGCAATTCCCTGGAGGAAGTATTGCTAAAACTGATTATTCACCAGAAATGCGTAAATCAATTGATGAAATTACTGCAACTGGAATGTCGGAAGCTAAAGCGATTGAACTTTTATCGGATTAATTAATAAATTTTAAAAATTAATTCTATGGGTGTAATTAAACAAGCAACCATTAAGAATACACGTCAATTAAGAGAAGATAATAAAGCTTCCGCTACTGTTTTAACTTTAGGAGAAATCTTAGATTTAACAGCTGGGTTAGCTGTACCTGCTACTAGCAGTTCTACTAGAGCAACTATCTTAGGTGTTTGCAATCAAACAATTGCAGCCGCTGATGCTTTGACTCGTGTTTCTTATATCGTTCCATCTGATGAAGATACTTTTATCTTCCCAACTACCAATAACTCTAATGCTGCTCATAATGGTCAGGACATGATTCTTGGTGCAAGTTCTTCAATCGTCAATAACACTGGTGTTACTAGTGCGGTTGGTGTCGTACGTCAAGTCGAACCGTATGGAGCAGCTGCCGATAAACTTATTATCGGAAGATTTATAATTGTTTAATTAATTTAAAAAGATAAACATATGGTAGGAACAATTAATGATTATGCAGTTATAGTAAACAATGTGCTAAAACACGTTGCTCCAAAAGTATCTCCAACTGTAAGAAGCGAATATTTAGATTTCATGTATAAAGTAGATAATAATGAAAGAATTTATACTGATGTTGGTGTGACTGGGCTTGGTATGGCGGAAATTATTCCAGACGGTGGCATTGGTGCATCAGATGCACCAATTCAAGGTTATTCAAAGAATTATATTCAAATGCACTTTACAAAAAAAGTACGTTTGACTTTTCAAACTAATTTCTTTTTATTTGAATCAGCTGCCGCTAAAATTAAAGGTTCTGTTAAATCTAAAGTTGTTGAAGGTAAAAATGCTATTGAGCATGCTAAAAATTATTTAGCTCAAACTTTATTAGCTCAAGGATTTAATACATCTTTCACTTGGACTCCAATTAATGCTGTAGGGACTCCTACTCCAGTTTCTACTATGGGAGCTGATTCTGTAGAGTATTGGACTCAAGTCCATCCTCGTGAAGATGGCGGTACTGCTTGGTCTAATGTTATTGTTGATGGTGCTACAAACTCTCCTCAATTTACTTATTCAGCATTACTTGCTGCTCGTAGATTGCATTCTTTAAAGAAAGACGGTCGTGGCAATCCATTAATTTCAGATTTAGATACTTTAGTTGTTAGAAAAGGTTCTACTGCTGCTCAGTTTGCCAAAACTATCAAAGGTACAATTGACAAAGGTTTAGCTCCACAACAAACTAATTTATTTAACAATGCTCCAGCTACTGATACATTTAAGATAGTCGAACTATCTCCTTATCAGAATTTAGCAATGGACGGTTTAATGTGGGGTATGTTTGACTCCAAAATGATGACCGAAGATTTTGGTTTCAAGTATATCGAAGCTCTTCCAACTCGTGCTGAACCGGCAGTCATTGACTTGCTAGGTAACCAGGACTTGGTTTTAAACTTTAACTCTTTAGCAGTTATGGGTGCTTCTGACCTTCGTGGTTGGATGTGGTCTGCTGGTGACGGGACTACTGTTTAAGTTAATCTGTCTACTAAGCCCTTGGTTATTCGAGGGCTTAGATAGAAAGAGTAACTAATTAATAAAATTAAAAAATATGTTACAAGATGCCCATTCAAAAAAAATATCAGCCGCAGTAACTGCTCCCGTAGGAACAACTATTATTGTTGCTGAACAACCAGAGGCTTATATTTATATCCATGAACTTATTGGAGATTTATCTGCCGCTGGAAACTTAATTATTAGATGTGGAGCCAGAATAGTGGCCTCTTTTACGTTAGATGCTGGACAAGGTATTACCGAACAAGATGAACCAGGGATGGATGGAGTGCCAAGATTTGAGTGTCGTCCAGGAGAAGATTTCATTTTAGAAGTAACTGGAGGAACGTTTAATGGAGCTATTGATTATAGTTTTAGATATTAAATAAATTTTAAAAATATGAACCCAGAAGGATTAACTCAAGAACAGGAAAAAAATTTAATAACCTGGGCTGAACAAAGAGATTCTATTCTTTTAGAAGTTTCTATTTTAAAAACAGAAAAAGAAAGTCTTGAAAAAATAAATAACGAATTAACAACTTCAAATACTGACATTGAGGTCAGGATGACTGAGATAAAAGGAAGAATTAAAGAATTAAAAACAAAAGAATTGGAACAAAAATTATTTATTAATAAGGACGTATCTTCTCTTCAATCTCAAAAAAATACTTTAGAAGGGGAAATAAATTGGCTAAAACAAATGATTGAAGTCCTTGTTGCTCAAAAGACATCATACGAAGGTGATGTCGTTTTTGCGTTAGCGGCTTTGAATACAGTTAAAGATGAAACTTCTATGTTGGATAAGGTTGTTGATAGAGTTACTTCAGTAAGTAATGATAACGTTAAAAAAATTGATTTATTAGTAGAAGAATTGGGAATAAGTCTGGCCCAGCTTATAAAAGTAAATAAAAAAAATGTTGATGAGACTAATATTGTTATTGAAAAACTACCAAAGATGTTAATGGAAGCTCAAAAGCATGGTTTAATAAAAAATAAAATTTAAAAAAAATAATAATAAAAAATATGAGTGATTTTCATAATCACCCCGTTATCATCTACTGATTCAGGGACCAAAGGAGATATTATTTGTGATTCTAATTATATATATATGGACACAAATACTTAGAAACGGACAGAAATAATAACTTGGTAATTAAAATTATATGGCATATTTATCTAATAAAATAGGCGACCCTCTGAATCTTGGATGGTTTGCTACTCCTCTCGCTCTTCAAACAGCCTATCCAGTTGGAGCTGATGGGTATTTTGCAATAGTAGGGTCAACTGATTCTGTTTGGACGTGGGATTCGACAACTAGCTCTTGGGTAGATACACAGAGACCAATATCGACAGGTGTAGTGGCCTCTATAATAGCTGGGTCCGGTATATCAGTTAATTCCACAGACCCGGTTAACCCTATCGTTACAAACACCTTACCAGATAGAGTGGTTGTAATTAACGCTGGCACAAACATTACTTCTGTAACGGGTACTTATCCTAATTTTACTATAAACGCTGCAACTCAGACATATACATTACCTATTGCCTCTACTTCTGTATTAGGTGGTATTAAAGTTGGTTCCGGACTATCAATAGACGGAACTGGTGTATTAAGTGCTACAACGGGCGGAAGTGGCACAGTGACATCGGTGGCTGCTATTACTTTAGGCACTACAGGAACGGACCTATCATCTACAGTTGTAAATAGTACAACTACACCAGTTATAACTTTAAATGTTCCTACAGCCTCAGCAACTAATCGTGGGGTATTATCTCCTACTGATTGGTCAACATTTAATAATAAACAACCAGCTGGAAATTATTGGACAGATTCATCTACTAATACTGGAACTAATAAAACACTATCTGATTTATCAAACTATATAGAAGCAAACGCAATCCACGCTAAAGTTTTTCTTAATTTAGGTAGAGATGGTGTTATTGGAGATGCCTTATATGTTAGCAATTGGAATATAGCTAATAGTTGTCCTGAAGTATCTTTAGCAAGAGCAAACTCAATTACAACTTTGCCTTGTGCTGGTGTTCTTGAAACAGCTGGTGCAGATGGTTCTGTTCAACACATGAGAATATCTGGTATTTTAAATAACGTAAATACTAATTCTTTTAGTTCAGGAACTAGACTTTATGTTTCAGCTACAACAGCTGGTGCTTTAACTTCAACTAGACCAACTACACCTAATTTTGACCAAGCTATTGCTACGGTATCATTTCAAAATGCTACAACCGGTGTTTTAAATATTATTGAAACAGCTTATGTTGGCACAATGGCTTATGCTGATACTGCTAGCTATCAAACGGTTTTAACTAATCCAGTAACAGGAACAGGAACAACTAATGAACTATCGTATTGGACAGGAACTAACTCACAAGGAACTTTACCGGTAGCTACTTATCCATCTCTTACAGAACTTACTTATTTAAAAGGTGCTACTTCTTCTATACAAACTCAATTAGGAACAAAGGCAGCTACATTAAGCGGAACTATTAATCAAATTGCTTATTTTAACAGTGCTTCCACAATCTCTTCATTAACAGTTGCTACTTATCCTAGTTTGACTGAATTAACCTACTTAAAGGGAGTAACATCATCTATTCAAACTCAATTTACAGGCAAAGCTTCTACGTCTCAAACCTTCTTCTTAGGAACCACATCAATAGCAATCAATCGTTCTTCGGCCGCTATTGCTTTAACTGGTATCACATCAATAGACGGAACAGCAACTAATCTTTCAGGCACACCAGCTCTACCTAACGGCACTACCGCCACTACTCAATCAGCTAATGATAACTCTACTAAGATTGCTACTACTGCTTATGCTGATTTACATTTAGAAAAGACTGGTGGAACTTTAACTGGCAAAGTAACAACCGCAGGAAACGATGAAGTTGGTAAAACTTATACTCCAGCATCAGGTGCTCAAACAGTTGCTTTAGATTGTGTTTTGAATAATGTTCACGTTGTATCTGGTAACGCTTCTGGAACTGCTATTACTTTTACTGTTGCTAATGCGACTAATTCTCAACCGTTTATTGTGTCAATTTTACAAGGAGGGACAACTGTTTCAACTATTACCGCTTGGTTTGCAACGATTAGATGGGCTGGAGGAACTGCTCCAACTTTAACAGCGACACTTAATAAACGAGATACCTTCGGCTTTATTAGAACCGGCGTCAATACTTATGATGGCTTTATAATCGGTCAAAATTGTTAATTATATGGCATTATCAGATAATTTGATACATTATTGGAAATTAGATGGAAATAGTTCAGATTCGATTGGTGCACAATCAGGAACTGACTCTAATATAACTTATTCCACAACAAATGCTTTGATAGGACAAAGAGCAGGTTTTTCGTCTGGCTCATTTTCTAGGATTATAATGAATGGATATACCCCAACGTTAACAAACTTTTCATTATCATTATGGTTCTATGTAACATCAACTTCTTTTTCTCAAAGATTAGTTGGGACTAGAAATGGAAGTGGATGGGAGATAATCACAAGTGGAACAAAAATAGATATTTATGGTAATAATGGAAGTAATTATTTTATTGAAACAACAAACGATGTTATTTTAAACAATTGGAATCACATAGTTATAACAGATAATGGAACCAACTTATATCTTAATGGAACACCAACAAATGGTTCTATCCCAGTAAATGCTAATTCTAATTTAACATTTGGTATTTATGCTGGTGATTTATTTACTGGTCCATTTAATGGAAATCAGGATGAAATAGGAATTTGGTCAAGGTCGTTAACGCCAGCAGAAGTAACAACGTTATATAATGGGGGTGCTGGGATAACAACTCCTTTCCCGTCTCCATTAACTAGCAATGCATCATTTCTTAATTTAATGGTTTAATCAACTAATTAATAATAAACAATATGACATCAGACAAAAAACAACTTATTTGGAATGACATTAAAAGCTCTTTAGTCTCTTTTGGTTTAGTAGCTAGTCCTATCATCATTGTTGAACTTATGAACCGTCTATCTTCTATGGAATCTAACATCTGGATAGAGATGGCTTCTTTAGGTTTAGGTCTTATTCTAAAACTTATTCAAAAGTGGTCACAAGCTACTACTTACTAACAAACTAACAAAGGTAAAATGTCTGACAACATTCAAAACAACGGTAATAGTCAAGGTAATATAATGAAAGAGTTAAGTGATATTAAAACATCGCTAGCTGTTAATACTAATGAAACTCAGACCATTAAAGAATCTATCAATGAAGTGAAGGGGGACGTAAAAGAGATGAAGAAAAACTACGTCAATCAAGAACAATATAAAGTAGTGTTAGCCGAAATCTCTGAACATAAAAATGATATAGAAAAATTAAAAATAAATACTTTAACTAATAAAGTATTATTAGGAGTTGGAACATTTTTACTTTTAGTTGTTACTGGTATGATGATTTATCATCTTTTTGGCATTAAAATATAACAATATGTGTATCGCCTGGCTATGTGGTTTTTTAACTTACTTCGCCTTAATCGGACTTACAGGAATGGGCTTATTTAAAAGTTTAGCAGTATCAGCGGTCATTTTTATATCATTAACGTGTTTTAAACAATAATAGTTCATTTTAAAAGAAAGAGAGGCTCTAATGAGAAAAAGAAAAACCTGTCCTCTTTGTAAGAAACATTACGACGAGGTAACAAATCCTAGAACAGGTCATCACGTTTTACCAAGAAAATGGTATAAAGGTGTAGAGAATTGTAAATTGGAAGCTTGTCAAACGTGTCATCAAAAGGAGTTTAATGTTCAGTACCCTATGATAAGCGTATGGACAAAAAGAAAGTGTATTAATAACTGGATTAAATTTTGTAAAAGCAAAGGCAAAAATGCTTATGAAATTTACCCCCAGTTACTAAAACTAACAATGGGTTAAAAGTTGGTAGCCTTTAAAACTACCTTAAATTACTAATTAAGTTTTATATATATTGAACCCAACCGCAATAGTTGTATACATTGAATAATAAATAGTGTCGTGCTAAAATATTAGTATAATAAACTAATATAAAAACACTATGACACAAACACAAGGTATTCGTGACCCAAAGACTGGTAGATTTCAAACAACTACCAATAACACGACTTATAAAATGGTTCAGTTTAACAACAAGAGAATGGGGGAGCATAATAGAGTTGTATGTATAGCTCTAAATATTCCGTTTATTCCTAAAGGTTTTTTAATCCATCATCTGGATGAAGATAAAAGAAACAATGATATTCATAATCTAGCATTAATGAGCATTACTGCTCATAACAGATTACACTCTCACGAACCCTGGAATAAAGGTATTAAAACATCTAAAAATACATTATTTAAACAAAGAGAATCAACTGATAAACATTACATAAAATTATTTAAGGAAACATCGGATTTAGTCGCAACAGGAATAACAATTAAAGAAGCTGGAAAAATATTAGGTGTAGGAAGAACAACAGTATCATTAAGATTAAAAAGATATAAAGAATTAACACAAAAATATGAATAATTTAACTAATAATAACACGCGTGGTACACTACAAGAACGCACTGAGTGCATTGTGTACTCACGCGTGGTTTAAGTAGGCTGGATTACCCCGATACGAAACTTTAATCCCGGTAAAAAAAGTGAATACGAAGATAGAAAAACTTACGATGTTCAGTTAGAACAAGAATATAATATATAAAAATATGATAAATTTAAGATTACCAGTAAAAGACGTTTCAATTAATCAATACTTTGGTCAAAACTTTGTCGACTTCTATCAAAAGTTAGGTATGAAAGGACATAATGGTGTTGATTTCGCAGCGAAACATGGATGCCCAATCTACGCTTCTCATGATGGAGTAATTTATTATTGTGGAACAGACAACCAAGGTGGTATAGAAGTTGATATTTGGGATAACAAAAACTTATTCAAAACTATTTATTATCACTTAGACTCTTTCTCGGTAATACAAGGGCAAGAAGTTAAAGCTGGAGATTTAATTGCCTTAGCCGATAACACTGGACTTTATACAACAGGTGACCATTTACATTTTGGTTTAAAAGATACCAAGGAAGACGGTTCAACTTTAGATTTTTCAGGTGGTTATAATGGAGCTAAAGACCCAGCACCTTACTTTACACAAACTTACAATGGGATTGTTATTAGTAATAAAGACTGGGATAAAAGTAGAGCCTATCATCGTTATTATCGTGGTAGACCAAAAGGTGGCTATGTAAACGAATTAAAAGTAGTTCCTTATATGACTAGACGACTAGGTAGACTTCCTAAACCGGAAGAAATTAATGCCTGTGTCTATGGTGGCTGGGATATTGAATCGGTATTAAACCCAGCTATGTATAATTTGTGGAATCAATTAAAGAAAGACGAATATTTAAGTGGTCAAAAGCCTTTTAATTAAATTTTAATAATAAAAATATGTTAAACGATGTTTATAAAAAAGTAGAAGAAGAAAAAAAGAATGAAGTCAAAAGCTCTGTTCTTAAAATGACTCGAGAAGAGTTTGTTAATGAGCACCGTCATTTAGTGTCAGTTCTTAGGAGTGGAGATAAGAAGGCTCAGGAAGCCGAGGCTAATAAGCAAGAAAAAGAGATGATGGATAAAACTGGAGAAGGAGTAAGCGATGATAAGGGCGAGAAAGAAACGCCAGAAGAAGATGAAGCGGAAATGGATGATTAATTATAATAATTGATTTAAAGTCAAAAAAATGTTATAATTTATGTATAAATAATAATTAATTTTAAATAAGATGTATCCTCAAATAACTATTCGACATAATATTGGAAATACAATTTATGTTCCGAATGAGCTAGATGTAAAAGTTACTACTTATATGAGTAGTAATATCTCAGCTGGTGTTTCCTCTGTTCCAGTAGATAATGCCACTGATTTTACAACTGGCTCTATTTTATTATTATTGACATCAATCGCTTTAGAAAATTCTGAAATAGTAACTTCTGCCTCTCACACAAACTCCTCTTTTGTAATTGGAGCGACTTTAATGGCTCATAGTCGGGGAGACTCTGTAGAAGAAATAAAATATGACCAAATAGTTATTTCGAAATCATCTACTATTGATGGAATTTATGCTACTTTTGCTACTCAAACATTTTTCACAAGTCAACAAAACACTGTAATTTATGACCCAATTGGACTAACAACTGATTATTACAAAGTACAATGGAAAAATTCTATTACCAGTGCTTTATCTAGTTTCTCTGACCCCATATCAGTTGCCTCATATCCAGATAATTCAGTAGCTACAATTGTTTACCCCGTATTAAAAGCCATGGGGGTTTCTGAAAGTGACCCAAAAATTACAGTTGAATTCTGTTTAGGTGCGGTTGATGATGCTCGTAAATACACCGAAGCAAAATTATATGGTATTAGGCATGCTTGGCAGCAAAAATTCGAATGGCCGTATAAAATTTTAGCTGGAACAAATTATATTCCTTTGCCAGAAGATATTGATTATAGCGAAACTGACCGTTCTGTACTTGCCTGTCGTTTCATGATTGGTAATGTTTTAACTCCGTTTAATTTAAGATATATTGATAAAAGAAGTTGGAACCAAATTGCTTTTTCTGTAATGGGTGGAACGTCTAAATCAGTTGCTCTTACTGGAGCAACATCAATATCATTAGATAGTGTCGGTGATTTTCCTAGTGTCGCTTCTGGGGTAGCTTATGTGGCAACCACTGATTATACCCAGAAAATAATGCAAATTGCCTACACCTCAATTGACTTAACAACGAACCAGTTACTTGGAGTGACTGGTATCACAAGAGATATACCAATTGGAACAAGGGTCTGGTCGAGACCTACAATTTCTCAGCCTATCTATTATACAGTGTATTCAGACAAATTGGTGTTCGATAGAATTATCCCCGACTCAATGCAAGGTAATAATATTTATTTAGATTATTATCAAAAAATGAGTGTTGTTACGGACCTCTCGCAAGTGCTTCCAGAGCATTATCGAGAAATTTATAAATGGTATCTTCGTTGGGCTATCAAATATCGCAAAGATATTTTATTAGCCAGTAGTGACCCGGACTTAAAAAAGTTTGAAGAATTAGTTTTAGCTCTTTATAACAATCTTTACACCGGGCAGGACACAACGATTATCACTTCTTAATTAAAATATAAAAATATGGCTTATTTAAACCCTCTTATTCCTACAGTTGATATTCAACAACAACAACCAACAGGTTTACAATTAATAACTTTTGGGACCGTACTAGGGACTCCTCCTGCAGGAGCAGCCTATGCTAACCTTTTCTCATTACAATGTATATTGCAAGATATTAATGGAGCTGGTGTTTATCAGAACACAGGAACCGTTGCTGTACCTGCTTGGACATTAAATAGTCTGACTTAGTTTTTTTCCTCCCTACTTATTTTTGCGGATGAGTAGGGGGATAAGAAAAATATTAATATAATAAAATATGGGAGATACTTTAAAGAATATAAAAATTCCGTATCCTACTGAGGGGGTGATTCGCTCTGCTCAGCTTAATGATACGATTACCCCAGAAAACTCAGTCCAAATAGCTATTAATATGAACTTCGATAGGGTCGGGGCAATTATCACCAGAAACGGCATTGAGACTTATGCCCCTCCATTGTCAGGTAATATAATTTCTTTTGGAACATTGAATGCTCAATCAAGTATCAACAAATTTCTTTTTTCTCAAGTAGGAA